AATATTTTCAATACTGCTTATGTGTATGATTTATTTCCAGCAACCTATGTTCATACAATCACCAACAAATTATTTGAGTTTGCTGGGTTCACTTACACATCCAACTTTTTAAATTCTTCTTACTACAAAAAATTAATCATTCCCTTTTGCAATGACAAATTGCAAATGAGCGCAGAAGAAATTCTTTCAAGAACTGTGATTGCTGGTGTACCAACTGCATCAACATATATTGAAGCAACTCCGATTAAACATAGAGGTGATGATTGGTATAAAAGTGAAATGAATAATTATACTCTTGGTTATCCATCAGCTGGATTAACAAGAGAGAGTGGAACGGTTGATGATAACGGTGGAGATTTAGAATTCACTGATACAAGTGGACAATTCACAAATGATATTTTCACTTGTGCAAGTACAGGAAGATATGATATTGAAGTTGATGGAAAGCTTGTTCTTAAAATGATTTCTGATGATGCTGATGATATAGAATATCAAGAAGGTTCATTTGAATATTTCTATTATCTCCAACTTGTAAAATCATCTGGAGCGGTTATCACTTTAGATTCTTCTTATGATGTAGATGATGGAACTGTAACACTTTTATTTGCTCCATCATCTGGAGTTCATCCATCACCTTGGTATGATGATGATACATTTCTTGCATTCAATATGAACGGAGAAAATGTTTTGTTAGAAGCGGGTGATAAGGTTAGAGTAAGATTTGGATTTAGATATCCAACAGCGGTTAAATGGTCATCACATTTATTAGATGATAAAGTAAAAGCACAGCTTCAACTTAAACAATCTCTTGATGGTTCGTTCACAAAATTTAGTGTTGTTCCATCATCCAATGAAAGTTTTGGTGGAGAAGAAATCAATCTTTCACAAACGCTTCCAGATATGCGTATGGATGAATTCTTCCAGAACATTATTAAAATGTTCAACCTAGTAATTCAAGATAATCCAAACAAGCTAAATGATTTAATCATTGAACCAAGGGATGAATTTTTTGCATCAAAACAAAAGATAAAAAATTGGAATCAAAAGGTTGATAAGGATAATGAAGTTGTTCAAACTCCGATGAGTGAATTGGATGCAAGAACATATCTATACACATACAAACCAGATGAAGATTTATATAACAAGGAATACACTTTTGAAACATCAAAAATATATGGTGAATATAAATTGGATGTGTTGAATGATTTCTCTGATAACACATCAACAACAGAGATTACATTTTCACCAACTCCAGATTCTGATAAATATATTGATGGAAAGGTTGCACCATTTTTTGTTGTACAAGATGATGATAAACTAAAACCGAAAACACCAAAAGCAAGAATTCTTTTTTATGGTGGATTGGTTGAATCCAATGGTTGGAATCTTCAAGATTATTTTGATGGTGCTTATACAACTTATTATGCTTATCCATATTGTGGGATGTGGGATAATCCAGATTCTCCAGAACATGATTTAGGATTCGGACAAACCAATAAAATTTATTGGAATACAAATATTGTAACCAACAATACTTTATTCAATGAGTTCCACAAATCAACTCTTGAAAATATTATTGATGTTAATTCAAGATTGCTGGAAGCATCATTCCATTTGACACCAAGAGATATTGCAGATTTTGATTTTAGAGATATCATTCAATTGTTTGGTTCATACTGGAGAGTAAATAAAATTCAAAATTATAATCCAGTTGGAAGTGATAACCTTACTCAAGTTGAACTTTACAAACTTGTAAATATCACAGTTGTTTCACCTTATCAAATTGAATTACCAGAAGCAAATAGACCATGCCCAAATAATGTTGTTGTGTTCATTCCAAAACCAGATTCAAAAGGAAATGATTATGTAATTGGAACAACAACTGGTGAAGCAATCACAGAAGATTGTTGTAAGCTAAATGGTGGTCACATGGTGAACGGCATTTGTAAAATGGATTTTGTAATTGGTCACAAACCGTATGAAGATGCGGTTGGTCAACCATTCATTCCAGCTGGTGGAATTGTTCCAACGGTAGCTGATACGCAAAAGCAAAACGCTGGAGGGAATTCAAATAATAATTCTGGTACACAAGTACACGGGAGAAATAATTATGTTCCATCTGGAGCGAAATCAAAATTGATTGTTGGTGATAACAATTCTGTTTTGAAAAATGTTGAAGATTCAATCATAATTGGAAATGGAATTTCAGCAACAGAATCTGGAACAATTTATTTAGGCAATATCAAGATTGACCAAACAGGGAATATTTCTTCCAGTGGAATTAATATTATTTCTGGTGGATTGAATACGGTATTTCCATTTGATAAGATGAATCCAGTGGATATCATTTGTGGTGGATTCAATGATGTAAGAAATCCAGATGGAGATTATAAACTATCTCCAATCATATCTGGAAATAACCCTCAATAATCCCTTTAAAACAAAATAATTCTCAAACTATTTATAATACATGGCAAACCCAATAGCATATTCCAGATTGCAAATGAAATACACAGATATTTCTGGAGCAACACCAACGATTAATACCGCAACCACAATTGATAATTCATGGTTAGATACTGATATTCTACACGCTGAATTATTTGTGAATGTTGCTGATGATAAAGTTTTCACAAGAACCAATAATGGAATGTATGAATTTGCATTATCACCAAGTGGTTCATCTTATAATTTTTGTGATAGTGGAATTCAAGTAACAAATATTTCTGGATGTTCTCCAGTTCATATTTGGGATTCAACAACAGAGGTGATTGAATTTGCATCAAGTGCCGTTACAGTTACTCCACCATTGTTACTTAATAGAGGAGTTCAATTTAGAACTGGCTCAACGGTAGAAATGAAATCAATCAACATTGGTGATTGGAATATGGATACTGGAGCAACAATAAATGTTGCTCATGGTTTATCAGCTACTGAGTGGAAAACTATATATGATATTAATGTTATCATCAGAAATGATACTGATGCACTTTATTATTCTTTACTCAATCCAAGTTCCGCTCTTGTAGTTGGTGGATTAAGATTTTGGGATTCAACCAACATCACACTTGAAAGAACCACAGCTGGTTTATTCGATTCTACAAACTTTGATTCTATATCCTATAACAGAGGATTTCTAACGTTCTGGTATATCCCTGACTAATGGCAAAAAGTGCAATCTTAAATATTAATATTAATTCTGGTGAAGCAAAAAAAACACTTGGAGATTTAAACAAAGAAGCTAAACTTGCAACAACAAATGTTGCTAGTCTGGGCAAGAATTTTGGTGTGCTGAATAAAGATGTGGTTGCATTCGGCACGGCTGCAATAAAAGGATTCAAAGCAATTCCAAAACAGATTGAAGAAGTGACAACAAAAAGTATTTCTCTCAAAGCACAACTCCGTGCAATGAAAGCTGAGTTATTAAATCTTGAAGAAAATTCTCCAGCATTTAATAAACTAGCAAGAGAAGCTTCTGAATTACAAGATAGAATTGGAGATGTAAATTCAAGAGTAAAAGCATTCGCATCTGATACAAAAAAATTAGATACAACTGTTGGTGTTGTAAATGGTATTGGTGCATCCTTCCAAGCTGTTACTGGTATCATGGCTCTGATGGGTTCTGAATCAAGTGTGCTTCAAGAAGCAATGCAGAAAATTGTAATCACTCAAGGAATCTTGAATGGTGTGAATGAAGTTGCAAGAATCTTAAACAAGGAACACATTGTTGGAGCGCAAATAAAAATTGCACTAGATAAAGCACAAGCAATTTCATCAGCTGGATTAACAAAAGTGATGGGTGTATTGAATGCTGTAATGGCTGCAAATCCAATCTCACTAATTGTAATCGGTATTGGTTTATTGGTTGCTGCAATCATTGCATTCAGAAAACCAATCATGGATTTCATTTCAAGTTGGGAAAATATTAAAACTGTTTTGCTTGCTTTACTCGGTCCGATTGGATGGATAATAATTGCTTATCAAAAATTATTTGGTGAAGAAGCTAAACAAGCAAATGCAAGAGAGAAAGCATCAAAAGAAAATACTGAAAGATTCAAAAAAGAAGTTGCTGAATTAAAAGAAAAAAGAAGATTAGAACACGAAGCATTCACAGATAGACAAACTCAATTTGATTTACAGATTGCAAGATTAGAAGCAGAAGGTAAATCATCTAAAGCATTAACTAGAGCAAAGCTAGAAGCTATCATCACAGAGAAAAAAGCTGCGCTTAAACTCAATGAAGATTTGATTCAAGCAACAGTTGATAGATACACTTTTGAAGCATCCCTTAGAGGTATGAACTTGAAAGATTTCTTAGCATCAATTGGAATTCAATATGATGCAACGGAGAAACAATTAACGGAACTATTTCAAAAGCAAAAGGATTCAATTTATTCTGCCGAAACAGATTTGATTGCATTCAATACACAAGCAAGCAAAGGTGCAAAAGCACCAGTTGATTTTGTGTTTCCAGATGCAGAAGAACTAAAAGAAGAATCCAAAAAAGTTTGGACTAGTTTCTTGGAGTATTGGAATGAAGGTAAACTTCCAATGACTGTTACAATTGATGAAGATGATATTGTAATTGAAGATGAAACTTTTGTGATTGAACCAGAAACAGAAGTTGCTTATGGAAAGATAAAACAGTTGTGGGAAGATATCAAAACATTGAATGATACTGGAGCAAAAGTTATTGCAGAAAAAATTCATAAGGTATTTGAAAATGTTGCAAAACAATTTGGAACGTTCTCCGAATTCTTTACTCAAGCAATGGATATCTTCAACCAAGCATTGGATATGCAAGCACAAGCAGCGGCACGTTCAAGAGAATATACTTATTCAGATGAAACTGAAGAATTAAAATCTCAACTTGCAAATAGAGAAATCAACCAGAAGGAATATGATAATAAATTAAGGTTGATAAATCAAGAAAAAAGAGAAGAAGAAAAGAAAGCTGCTCGAAAAGAATTCCAAAGAAATAAAGCAAACAATATTGTTAATGCTGTAATGTCAACAGCACAAGCCGTGCTTCAAGCATTAGCTAGTTTACCACCACCAGCTTCATTTGTTATGGCTGGAATCAATGCTGCATTAGGTGCTGCACAAATCGCTGTTGTATCATCACAAAAATTCACAGCTGCTAGAGGTGGTTTAGTTGCTGGTGCTGCAAGCAATGTAGATACTGTTGATGCAAAATTAGCAAGAGGTGAAGCAGTAATAAATTCTAAATCAACGGCTGCATTTGCACCGCTACTTTCTGCCATTAATGAAATGGGTGGAGGGATTTCTTTTGCTCCAAATAATATTCTGGAAAGTTCAATTTCATCAACTAGAGAATCTTCATTCAGACAAAACAGAGAATCAATAAACATCACAGCGCACGTTGTGGAACACGAAATGACAAGAACACAAAAGCGTGTGAAAAGGATGGAGAATGGAGCGGTTTTTTAATCGCTGATTTAACAACCTAAGCAATTAACTATTTAAGAGTATGGAATTAGATGCACCAATATACAGAGTGAAAATCAAGTATGATGATAAAACTGGAATGATGAGAAATTCATTTGTTCAAGAACCAGCTGTTGAAATTCACAAGATAGCTTTTAGCAAAGAACCGATTCAATTAAAATTCTCAAGTGTGAAATCAGAACAAAAGTTCATGAGTGTTTCAATGCTTGCTGATGTTCCTATTCCAAGAACAACTCCAGATGGTGAAAAGTACTTTTTGATTTTCGAGAAGGATGATATAAAAATGATTGTGAATAAAGGTTCAATGGAAAAGATTTGGAATGATATTTCATTTCAACACAATGACAAAAAAATAATTGATGGTGTTTATATGGTTGAACAATTCTTCATTGAGAAAGGTAGAGTTGAATGTCCAGTTTTTGCAACAGCAACAGAAGGTTCATTTGTTCAAACATATTGGGTGAAGGATGCAAAGCAATATGCGGAACTAGAAGCTAATCCAGAATTCAATGGATTCTCTATTGAACTAGCAGCACAATTTGAAGAAGCATTTTGCAAAGAGATGTTCAAACAAAATCCAGATTTCAAAGAAATCCTTGAGGGAATAGATGTGCTTTTTGATTCAATATCTGATGTGAAGGAACGTAAAAAAGCAATCACTAATTATCTCGAAATAAAAAATAAAATCTAACCGATTTAACATAACAAATACAAACCTATTTATTAGTATGGAAAAAGAAACTAAGAAAACATTATTCAAGAAAATGGTAGAACTATTCTTGAATGAAGAAGCACCAGCACAAGTTGCAGAAGTAGCGAATGAATTAAAGTTCATGGATATTGATGCAGTGATTGATGGTGTAACTGTTAAAGCACAAATTAAATCAGCGGTTGATGGTGAATTAAACATCGGAGATGAATTTAATATTGTTGCAGAACATGGTTCAATCTCTCCAGCCAAAGCTGGTGATTATGAATACAACGGAGTAATCTATAAAGTTGATGAAGCTGGAAAGATTGCAGAAGTTGTTAAAGCAAAAGAAGAAGATGCAGCTGAAGTTGTTGAACAAACTGAAGAATTAGAATCAACAGAAAATTATGAAGCACAATTGCTTGGTAAAATTTCAGAAATGATTAAAGAATTCACTTCACTAAAATCAGAATTCAATTCTGTAAAAGCTGAGAACAAAACTCTAAAAGAAAACTTTGAAAAGTTCTCATCACAACCATCAGAAGCAAGTACAATTACAGAGGTTAAATTCTCTGAAACAAATAACAAAACTTCAAAGGGTGTTCTTCACTCAATGATAAAATAATAACCCTCACGGGAAAAGAAAAAATTATAAAAATGAAATTAAAAAAAGATGACATTATAAAAGAAATTTTCGCATTATCAGTTTCTGGTTATGGAGATTTCGTTGATAGAAAATCTGAAATTATCGCAAACCTTATTTGCGGTGCGCCAACACTAGAGAGCCTTGTACCTATGACGGGTGCAAAAGCTGGAACAACTGTTGAATTAAATATGCTTTCAACCGCTGTTACATGGCAAGGTGGAGATTGCGTTACAACTGCAACTGGAACAACAACTCTTGCTCCAAGAAGTGTAGCTGTAAAAAGAATCACAGATAGAGAAGAATTGTGTTTAGATAAATTGGATGCGAAACTTCCAATGATTCAAAAAGCTGGTGCAAGAAATGAAGAATTACCATTTGCTCAATTGTTCATGGATTTAAAAGTTGCAAACAACTCTAAACAATTAGAAAAATTAGCTTGGAGAGGTTCATTAACTGGTGGTACTGGTAACTTAGGATTAGCTGATGGATGGATTATGAAAGCAGAAGCAGAAACTTCTTCACTTGCATACTACTCAACTATCACTGCATTCACTAACACTAACGATGCTTACATCATTTCAAAATTAGAAGCGATTCTAACAAACAGAAGTGATGAAATGAGAGAAATGGAAACAACTATTTGGTGTTCTCCAGCATATTTCTCAATAATTTCTAAAGCACTTAGAACTACTTATGGAATGAACGGAACTGGAGTTTATACAAACGCTGGTGCTGGTAATCTTGAAGGTAGAATCCAAGAGATGTGGTACCCAGGAGAGAATGTTTTAATCAAAGCTACTCACGGTTTATCTTCTAACGATTCATTGTTCTGTACATTCCAAGCAAACTTGAGATATGTAACAGATATGGAATCTGACAAAGAAAACGTTGAATTATTCTTTGATAAATATCACAAAGCACTTGTATCTGATATCATCTTCTCAATTGGTTTCCAATACGAGATGCCAGAACACGTAATCTACATGAAAAAAATCTAATCCTTAACTGGATTTATAATCTAAAAAAATAAGAAATAATAACGGTGGTGTTTTAATCACCACCGTTTTATTTTAAAGTAAAAAAATATATAAAAACATGAGTTGTTTAATATCAACAGGCAGAGCATTATCTTGTTTCCTTGAAGGAGGAGTTGCTAAGGTATGGCTTGCAAATTATAGCGACACGGCAACGTTCGCACAAAGCCCAACTGGATTGGTTACTGGTGCAACTTCTGCTAATACTGCTTATTACTTCGCACAAGATACAGAGTACGCTGGTGTAACATTTGCTGGAGTTCACGAACAAGGAAACGGAGCGATATCTAAAGATGTAGTTCTTGCGTTAAAGTTCATTGAACTTGATGCTGATTTGTTAACTACACTTACAGCATTATCAAAAGCTTCATTAACTGCATACGTGCTTTCAAATTCTGGAACATATTATGTTATCGGAGCAAACAGACCAGCTAGAGTAACAGCTTCAACTGGTGGATTAGGAACAGCCCTTTCAGATATGAACGGAGCAACACTTGAAATCACTTGCAAATCTGCAAATGGAATCTATGTAATGAATGGTGCGCTTTTAGGTACATCAATTACAGTTGCTAACTAATTCTATAAAGAAAAAAGTTCGGTTTTAGTTCTATCAAAAACCATTTTAAATGCTCTCTTGTGTTCTGCAAGGGAGCATTTTTATTTTGTGTTTTAACAAATTGGAATCATAGCTATTTATAATAAAAGATATGATGTATAGAATTAAACCAGAACACTTGAACCAATCAATTTTTAAAGGCATTGAAGAATTTAATTTGTCAAAGGATATGACACAAGAAGAAATTCTTTTTATAAAAAATATGGTGGATGCAAATCTTGTTGAAGAAGTTAATCAACCAAAAGCTGAATCAAAAAAATCTAAAAAGAATGACACAGAGAATTCAGAAGAATCAATCTAACAATTGCATTTTTTCTCTTGCAGAAAAAACAACTCTTGACAATCCTTATTACTTGCTTGAAGTGTTCTCTAAACAGAATCATGATTCAAAAGTTTTGAGATTGTCGGGTGATACTTCTTTGAATACAATTAGATACAATGAATTCTTAATCACAGAATCTTCAACAGAAGATTTAGATAATGGAATCATTTCTCTAGGTGCTGGAGAGTACAATTATTTTGTATGGCAATCATCAGCATCAACGCTTTCACTTTCCGCTGCAACATCAATTGTTGAAAGTGGATTACTAACAATTGTAGGAACTGGAACAACAGAATATTCTTACACAGGAACACCGAGTGAATACACGGTGCAATATTAATTTCAAATGGCTCAAGATAATAATGTAACAAGAACAGATTTTAAAAATAAATTTCAAGTAATCAGTTTCAATTCTGCTTACATCCCACCAGTATTAAAATATAATAAAGGTAGAGGGTTGGTTGAATGGGGTAGCAAGAATGATGCACCAGATTTAATCTTGCAAATGTATAACACCAAGGGTTCACCAATTCACAAATCTATCATTGATAGAAAGGTGAAGATGATTGCTGGTTATGGATTTAAAACAATCCAAGATGAAGGATTAAAACAATTCATCAAAGCAAATAAACTTGAAAAAATAATTAGAGAGATTGCATTAGATTTTGAATTGTTTGATGGATTTTCTCTTGAAGTAATTTGGGATAAAGGTGGAAAGAAAATTGTTAAGGTAAATTATATTCCACTTCACAAATTAAGATTTGGAATTGAAAGTGATTTGGTTCCTTATCCTTATTTCTGGTTCTCTAATAAATGGAGTGAATACCGAAAAGAAGAATATACACCAATTGCAATTAAGAGATTTGATTCAATCGACAATAAAGGAAAACAACTTTATTATCACACAAATCCAAATCCAGAATCAGATGGTTTATATCCTATTCCATCTTATTCAAATTCTATGAACTGGATTTCAATTGCACACGCAATTTCAGAATTCCATATCAACTCTTTAAAACAAGGATACTTTCCATCAATGGTTCTTGCAATGAACAATGGATATCCAACAGATGAAGAAATGGATTATTTCGCAAAGCAACTTGAATCAAATTTTGCTGGTCAAACAAACGCTGGAAAAATCTTTATCACTTATGCAGAAGGTTCCGACCAAGCACCAAAATTAATCAAGGTTGATTTGAATGATTCTGATAAAAGATTTTCACTTCTTAAAGAACAAGTGAAGGAAGAAATTATTGAAGGGCATTCAATCGCACCACAATTATTATTATCCACTTCTGGTTCTTTGGCTGGTGATACGCAAAGAGAAGAATTGAAAGCTGAGTTTCAAGATTTATATGTATCAGCTAGACAAAATCAAATTGAAGAAGTGCTGAATGATATTCTTGCTAAAGCTGGATTCACAGAACAAGTTGAATTGTTAACCTATGTTGGTGAAGCAAAAGAAGAAGTTGCTGTTGAGAACGTGGATAAAGAAGCAGAAGCTAGAGCAGCCCTTAAAGGTTCTGTGGGTGGTGTTCAAGGAATCCTTGCACTTCAAGCATCAGTTGCACAAGGTATCACTTCACTTGATTCTGGTGCTGCAATTTTAGAATTGATTTATGGATTAGAACCATCAGCTGCAAGAAGAATGCTTGGTTCTCCAGATACAAATAACAATATTCAACCCGCTGCATAATGAGTGTAATACCTAAAACAAAATTCTGTGAAATAGCATTCATCAAATCGGTAACTCCGATTGATAATAATATGGATGATGAACAATTAGTTCCATTCGTTTACATCGCTCAAGATGTGCATATCCAAAAGATACTTGGAGAAACTTTTTATAATCATTTAAGAACAGCTGGTGCAGCTGGAACATTAACAGATGTTGAAAAAGAGTTTCTTCAAAACTATGTGATTTATCCACTTGCACATTGGACACATTACGAAGCATTACCATCAATCAGAACCAAGATTACAAACAAGGGAACACAGATTGAAAGTAGTGAACATTCACAATCAGCTGATTTGAATGATTTAAAATATACAAGAGCGGATGTAAGAAATGTTGCTGAGTATTATGATTCAATTTTGATTAGTCACTTGTGCCATAACTCAAGCACATATCCAACTTATCAGAATCCAAATGCTGATGAGAATATTAATAGTAGCAGTAGAAAGTTTTTTGGTGGTGTGTATATGCCCAAACCATAACAAATAAAAATTAGAATAGAATGGAAACTTTATTAATAGAATTAGCAAAAATATCACCAGTGATTGGTGTACTTGTAATTGCTATTTTTTACTTCTTAAAAAGAGAAGCAAAAAAAGAACTTGTGATTGATGCACTAAATGAAGAATTAAGAAATGCTGAGAAAGAAAATCTAACTGCATTGTATAAATTATTAGCATTGATTGAGAAGATGGAAGAGAAGGATAAATCAAAGAGTGATTTGTTACTAAAAGAAATTCAAGAGATGAGAAAATCTCTTGAAACAAGATTAGATAATATCAAATAATTATGATTAACGTGAGGAAAGAAATTCAAAAGATTGTGGATGGTAAATTCAAGATTAATCTGAATGGTGAATGGGAGATATTTGAAACCTCATTAGAAGCCATTAGAGAAGATATTGGTGATTTAACCGTTCAAGAGATACGAAGGTTAAAAGAGTTGCTTAAATTAAAGCTGAATAGGATATAAGATTTTGTTATCTTTATTCTATGTTATTAAACCATTTCATTGATTATCTAAAATCTAATGCAGTTGATTCTGTTCATGATACTTTAACTGCTAGTCATCAAATAGTAATTAGTGATATTATATGCACAGTAGATAAGGAGTTTAAATTTAATAGTTTTCAATCAGTTAGTTTTGAAAGATGTACTTTCAAAAATCTAAAAGTATCTCACACCATAAAAATTAATTTTGTTGATTGTAAGATTGAACAGTTTTCTGCTTTAGTAGGGAATTTTGTTTTTACAAATTTAGAAGCTGAATCTATTATTATCGAAAATGAAGCGAAGGCAATTATACAATTGTGTAATGTACCAATAAAATCCTTTACAGTTTCTAAACTTTCTGGTGGTGCATCATTAATGCTTATGAATGTTCAAGTAACCAAAATGCTAATAAAAAATAAATTCATAAATAGTTCAATTACCTTTGGTGGTGTTACAGTTGATGAATTGATTTTTTCAAATTGCAAAGTTGCAGAAACAGCAAAATTATTATTTCATTCATTAACCGTTACTGAGAAATTGAAATTTCAAAATTCAATTCTTGACTTCACCGAATTTCACAGTTGTAATTTCAGAACAGCTATTCATATTATTTCAGAAAGTAGATATGACAATGCTCTTTTTATTGATATAGAATGGTTCAAGAAAATCTATACTACACATATCAGAAGTAAGAAAAAATTCTTTGATAGATTTTTAAACAGAAAATTCATTTCTAATTTGAAGAAGATAAAACTTTTTGGAATTGGTCACTATTTTGAATACTATAGAAGAAGAGAATTTTACGAAGCTTATCGAGAATACAAATTAATAATGTCAAGAGTTAAGAATCGAGCAGATGAAATCTATTTTAAGTCCAAAGAGTACAATGCAAAATATTTTCAACTCTCTTTTTTATCCAGAAATTTTAGTGATAAATTAATTCTATTCTTTAACAGGTATTCAAATAATCATGGTAGGTTTTGGTTACTACCAATATTTTGGATTTTCTTCATAGGTGCTTTTTTCTTTTACGGTTTCATTAGCAACTCAAGTATTGCTTGCACAGAAGGAACTGGATTCAATTTAGTAACGGATAATTTTGCACAATACTTGATGTTCTTAAATCCAACTCATGATATATATTATTTGGATGGAAATAGAACGGTATATCTTCAAGATAAAGCAGTTGTTTATGATTGGAGTTTCAGAATCATCAATGCGTATTTAATATTCCAAACCATTTCTTCTTTTAGACGATACAAAGAATGATTCAAACTGTTGATTCAATTAGAAGAAAAAAGAAACCGTATTTTTTTAGATACGTTCGTTACATCTGGAAGTGTATGTGGTATGTTCTGTTTCCACGAAATGGTTTTAAGTAGCAACTTCTGGTAATTTATTTCGTCTATTTGTATAGGTGATTCTTTATGCTTGGTTGACGTGAAGAATTTTTAACAACATTACTAGGTTATAATGACAATTGATTATAACCACAATAAAGAAGTAAAAATGATTAGAGGTTTCGCAATGCTTGCTCTGCAAGCTATGAACCTTTTCTTTGTTTTCTTCACCCCAAATCAATCCATTGGGAGAGTGCTACTTTTTGGTAGTTTCTTGTTGATGGGATTATTGATTTCTGGTGCGGTGCTTTGCCTATCGATATGGGCAATATTTAACTAAACAAAGAGAATGAATTGAATGGTTGGTGAAAGGATTTCATCAACCATTTTTTATGTTGCTAATCTTGGTGGTGTTTTATGTTCTTCAATTAGCTTGTGATATCTCTGCAACAATCCATCATAATAAGCTGGTGATTTTATTGGTTGAAGATTTGTGTTCTTCATTTCTCTCATCTGATGTTGAATAATTGCAACCAAATTATAGTTCAAAAAATCTTCACAAATATCTCTGGCAGTTTCAGCTTCTCGAATTATAATTCTCCTATCATATTCTTCCATTCTCATAGCTGGAAGCATCACCCAAAAATTACCATCTCTAAGCTTTGCAATTATGAACCAACACTTGTTATCTGGAAGTTCTTCTGCTTCTCCAATAATAGCATTCTTATGTTGTGGATGTTTACGCCATTTGAGATTAAGCTTCATATCTTTAAATTAGAACTGATAAGATAGCTAAATTAGTTCGTAAATTATTTACGCTTTGCGGTTGTAATGAATCAACCAAATAAAGCGTATCCAATTGATAAGAATAAACCAGATATAAGTGTTGTGATGGTTATGATTCCAAACCAAAATTTTCGTTCTGTATAAATGCTATTTTCTTTTTTCATGGGTTCACTTTTATAGACAATCATTTTCATCAAGATAAACATAGGTATCATCTTTTTCACCATCAGTATTTAACCAATCAGTTTCCCACTCATTAAACGGTGCAACATCTTCTGGTGGTATTGTTCCACCACTTTGATATCCTTTGTATCCCTCAGCTGTTCCAAGTGAATCTAAAAAATCAAATCTGATTGTCAGAGAATCATGAACGTTCCACAGGGAATCACAGGTGGTATATTCAACAATCGGAGTTGGTGGAGTTGGTTCTTCTTTTTCACAAGAATAACTTGCAAGGAGTAAACAAATGCCAGAACAAATTTTAATAAATGTTTTCATATTTTTTTCTTTAAGTTTTTTTCAACAATGCTAATATACATATAACGTAGATAATTAACATAGAGTTGTCTAATAATAACCATTATATGTAGAATCATACACTTTGTAAATCTCATAGGTGCTAAAAGCCCAATAAAATCAGCAACTATAATCCGTAACTTGGTATTAAGATTATCAAAGAAATGGCTAAAAAGGTTGTAAAGAAGATTCAAATCAATTGCTTGAAGGTTGTGCTTGCTCAATGTGGCGTAACGAATAAGGATTTATCAGAGCGTGTTGGAGTAACCCAGAACACCATTAGCCGAATCTGTAGAAATGAATCACAACCAACGCTGGGATTGCTTTATAAAATTGCAAAAGCTTTGGATGTTGATATCAAGGATTTGCTCAATAGCACTAAGTAA